AGTAATACTGCTGACTTCAGTGTCATACAAACGTGGGGTATCTTTCACTCAGTAAGTGAAGATCAAGATACTGGAGTAGAGCAGGTAGTAGCCAATATGATCCTTTTAGGCAGTAAGCGTGGAAGGTATGAGTATCCTGATCTAAGACGTATTGCACAAGAACAATACAAAACACACAAGCCTGACATATGCTTAGTAGAAAAGAAAGCTTCAGGTCAGTCTCTGATACAGGATATGAGAAGGTCAGGTCTGCCAGTATTGGAGTATATGCCAGATAAAGATAAGACATCTCGGCTACATGCTGTCACCCCTCTCTTTGAGTCAGGTAGAATTTTCTTACCTGAGTATAAACAATGGGCAGAAGAGCTAGCAGAAGAAGTAATTACTTTTCCGTATGCACCACATGACGATCAAGTTGATGCACTAACTATGGCTGCACTGTACCTAAAAGAAAGCTGGCGTATAGAGCATACTGAAGATAAAGATTGGGAAGATGATGAAAACCCCCGAAGAAAACAAAAGAGAGTTGCATACTGGCGAGTTTAATGATATAGTACATAATTAATGATATTACTTGTGAAGAAGGCAATATAAAAACATGGCAGGTGTTATTGATCCAGCAAGTCCAGAAGGTATGCTACGTAGTTACTACGGTGGTGATGCTACTGGTCTGTCTTCTGTAAAAGATAAACCTGAAGATGATAGAAATATATTAGAACAAGTACGTAATTATCTTACTACAGGCATTAATGAAGATGCTCGTTATGCTTTAGGTCCGAATGCTGCTCCTGCTGTTACTGGTTTAGGTTCTTTACTAAGTGAGCTATCGCCGGGTGCAGATGTTAGAGATGCTGTTACAGCTTCAGGAGAAACAACACAAGCTGTAAAAGAGGGAGATATCCTTGGTGCTGGTGTAGGTGGTCTTAATACACTAGCTTCTTTAGCTATGATGGCTTTACCGGGGAGTTTAGGTGGAGCTAAAAAAGGAACTGAAGAAGTAACAAAACAAGTAAAAAGATATATAGATGAACCTGTTGATTATACGTTTACAACTGGGCGTGGATCAACATACGAAGCATTTCCTAGTGGAAGAACACAAAGAAATAAAGCTTCAGGGCATAAAGATGGTGGTGTTGGTTTACAAGACAAATCAGAAAAAACTATTTTTACAGATGGGTCAGAACAGGGACGTAAAACAGCTAGTGATATAGTAGGTATTTCAAAGAGTGAAACTCCTACTCAAATACTACCTATTTTATCTAAAAGTGACGAAGTTGTGGGTATAAAAATTGTTCACGCTTCAGACTATGGACCTAAAAAAGCTGGTGATACTATTCTTCAGATGCCTGTTTCAACTAAACCTGACATAGCCAAACAACCAATAGAAATTTTTGGTCGAGGTACAGATGTGCATCTAGGTAGTTCAATAACGAAAATTGAAAAAGAAGTAGATAAAATTTCAGTATTTCCAAAACCAGAAAGAATGTTTCCAGAAGGACAGCGACCTAAAGGTGGTGAATATTTAAATCCAAAAACAGGGGATGTTCTTACAAATAAAAATGTAGAATCAGCTAGTATATCTATTACTCCTGAAGGTAAACCAAAATTTGATGCTAGTCCTGCAGAAAAAGAAAGTGTAGGTAGTCCTTCTACAAAAGGAGCTACACAAATTAAAACTAATTTATTTAAAAAATCTGCTGGTTGGCAATGGTTAAATAGTCCTCAAGAATATAAAGACATACCTACACTAGTCTCCGTTCAAAATAAAGGAAAACATTACTATACTTTAGAAGCTAATTTTCCTGAAGGAGTAAATTTAACAAGATATGCAAACTCTCCTTCTGAACCAAGACTCAGACCTACTGTTAAAGGTTTTGTTGACTTAGGAAAAGAAATAGGTAAAATATCTGTTAGAGGTAAAGAACATCCAGTGTACGATAAAATAGTTAATAGATACGCTGGCGGTTCTGTAGTAGAACGTAACCCATACGCTAATTATCAATCAAAGGCAATATAGAAACATGGCAACAGAACGTAATCCCTTCGATCAAATTCAAATGGGTGAACTATCTATTGAAATTGAATCATCTACAGGTGTAGACGAAGACGGCAATGAAGCATTCATGGAGGTTGATCCTGAAGATGGTGGTATTGTTGTAGAGTTTAAACCACCGCCAGAAGACGAACGATCCAAAGTGCAGCAGAAGGAAGAACCAGAAGAGTTCTATCGTAATCTTGCAGATGACATGGATGAAGAGCTTCTTGAAGATATTGCCTATAAAGTTATTGAAAACTTTGAGGCTGACAAAGACTCTCGTGCTGAATGGGAAAGCATGTTCGAGCGTGGCTTTGATCTACTAGGTCTAAAGCTGGAAGAAGCATCAGAACCATTTGAAGGAGCATGTACAGCAGTACATCCGATCCTTATTGAGTCAGCAGTTAAGTTCCAATCTAAAGCAATACAGGAGCTATTTCCTCCGGCTGGTCCTGTTAAGTCCCAGATCATTGGTGATAAGACAGAAGAAAAGGAAGACCAAGCTGAACGAGTTAAAGCATTCATGAACTATCAGATCACAGATCAGATGGGTGAATACTTTGACGAATTTGAACGTATGTTATTCCACCTACCCCTTATTGGTTCAGCCTTCAAAAAGACATACTTTGATCAGTCTCTAAATCGTCCTGTTTCTGAGTTCGTTCCTATTGATCAATTTTATATTTCATATTACGCTACGGACCTGCGAAGAGCAGATCGTTATACTCATGTGATTTATCGTAGTCCAATCGAAATGCAACGCGACATAGCCGCAGGTATGTATGCCGACGTTGACCTTCCAGAAGCTTCTACGCCAGACCAATCGGCAATGGCGCAGAAGATGGATACGATTTTGGGTCTTTCCCCTTCTTCACAACATGACCCTCAATATGTTCTTCTTGAACAGCACTGCTACTTGGATTTACCAGAGCAGTATCACGGTGAGGATGACGGTCTGTCTCTACCCTATATTGTTACGATTGATTACAAATCAAGACAAGTTCTATCTGTACGTCGTAACTACGACATTAAAGATAAGCGACGTGAAAAGAAAATATTCTTTACTCACTATCGCTTTGTTCCCGGCTTTGGTTTCTATGGCTTGGGACTAATCCACTTCCTCGGCAATCTAACAATGACAGCTACAGCAGCAATGCGTGGCTTAGTTGATGCAGGTCAGTTTGCTAACCTACCCGGCGGTTTTAAGGCTAAGGGTCTACGTATGGTAGGAGATAACGACCCGATTGCGCCGGGTGAGTGGAAAGAAGTCGAAGCTGTAGGTAATGATCTATCTAAAATGATCATTCCTCTGCCATACAAAGAACCATCGCAGACTCTATTCCAGATGCTTGGCTTTGTCTCTAATGCAGCACAAAAGTTTGCTGATAGTACAGAACAGGTTATCTCTGATGGAGCTAGTTATGGTCCTGTAGGGACAACTATGGCTCTCTTGGAAGCAAGTAGTAAGTTTTTCTCTGCTATTCATAAGCGTCTCCATCACGCACAAAGAGACGAATTTAAAATCTTGGGTCGTATTAATTACGAATACCTTCCAAAAGAATCTATGTGCGAACTACCAGAACATAGTCTAAAAATCTATAAGACAGACTTTGATGGTCGTATTGATATTATTCCAGTATCTGATCCTAACATTCCATCTAACGCACATCGTATGATGATGTCTCAGATGGCACTACAGTTAGCACAGCAGTCACCACCCGGTATGTTCGATATGGAAGAACTTAATCGCTCTATCCTTCAAACAGCCAACGTGCCTAATCTAGATAAGATTATGCCTCGGAAACCTTCACCTGTTCCTCTTGATCCAATCTCGGATATTATGGCTGCAGTTAAGGGCTTGCCAATTAAAGCCTTTATGGGTCAAAACCATGATGCACATATCCAAGCTAAGACTGCATACATGCAAGACCCTCAAAATGGTAAAAATCCTCTGATGCAGCGTATTGCTCCAGTTATTGAAGCTAATATGCAAGAGCATATGATTATGAAGTATCAAGAGCAAGTACAGGGTACTGCAGCACAGATGATTCAGCAGTATGGTCCAGAGGCTGTTGCTTCAGGTCAGGTTGATCCTAATGATCCACAGGTCATGGAACAAGTTATGGCTGTGGCTGCACAACAGGTAGCTCAGGCTAACCAAGCAGCAGCACAGATGCAGCAAGCAGGTTCACCTGAAGCACAGATGGTCAATATTGAACAACAACGTGTACAGATTGAACAAGCTAAAATACAAGCACAGACAGCTAAAGAAAGCGTTGAAGCAGCAATGAAGAACCGTGAGCTTGACTTGAAGGAAGCTCAGATTCAAATTGATATGATGAAAGAAGGTATTAAGACTTCAACGGGTATTCAAGAAAAAGAAAAAGATCGTAATGCAAAGAAAGCTATTGCAGCCTTGGATGCAATCATGGATTTAGCTAAGTCTCAAGAAGCTACAGATACAACCAAGATGCTTAAAGCTGCAGACATGGTAACAGCTTTTGTGAAAGAAAGTAATAAGTAAGTAAATGACGTTATGGGAAGAACTAACACAAGAATATGATAAACAAATAGAAGAACTAAAAAATTTACTTGCATACGGGACTGCTTCGAGTTATGCTGATTATCGCCAGATAGTTGGTAGAATTGAGGGGATTGAGTTATCAAAGGATAATCTCGTCAATATCGTTAAAACTCGAATATACGAAGAGGAGTAAAAAATAAAATGCAAGTAACCTCAATGGGTAAATCAATTTCTAATTCTGATTGGATTTCAGATGAAGATAATAATATAAAAAAAGAAGATTTACCAGAATTACCCGGTTATTATGTACTAGTTAAACCAGTATCTATTAAGAAAGAAACTAAGGGTGGTATTATTCTACCTGATACAGTTAGGGACGATATTGCTTACCTTACTACAGTAGGTAAAGTTCTTAAACTAGGTGATCTAGCTTATGACGATAAAGAAAAGTTTCCTTTAGGTTCTTGGTGTGAAGAAGGTGACTATGTAGCTTATGGTAAATTAATTGGACAGAAGTTTGTTTATAAGGGTGTTAAGCTTCTACTACTGTTTGATGACCAGATCATTATGAAGGTAGATAATCCTGCTTCTCTTGATCCAACATTTAATTTGTCTAATTAGAATTAGTAATATATAATATAGAAATAAACAGTCGTAACCGTTAGTATCGCAACTAGCGAAAAGGAAAAGAGAAAGTAATATATATGGCAGAAGAAAACGAAACAGACCTATCGGAATGGTCAGAAATCAGTGTTACAGGCTCTACTGGAGAAAATATTCTCGGAGAAGTAGAGTTTGAAATTGAAGAAGAAGAAAAAGAAACGAAACCAAAAGCTAAATTAGTACAAAAAGAAGAAAAAAAAGAAGTACTACAAGCTGAAACAGAAAAAGAAATTCCTGAAGAACTAGAAGGAATTAAAACAAAAGGTGCAGAAAAGCGTATTAAACAGCTTATTCGGCAGCGTAAAGAACGTGAAGAAGAAATTGAAAGTCTTCGTTTAGAGGTAAGTAATCTTCGTACTTCCGTTCAAACAAGAGAAAAAGAATTATCTTCTAGTTTAAAAACTAATATTGATAGTACAGCAGGACAGCTTACCAGCCGTATTGAACAAGCTAGAGAGATTTATAAACAAGCTGCAGATTCTGGCGATACAGACCGGATGCTTGCTGCTCAAGAAGAATTGTCTAAGTCTTATGCAGAGACTACAGTAGTAGATCAGCAAAAACGTGCGTGGGAGGACTATAATGAAAGGCTTGAAGCTGCCGGACAGGTTCCTCAACAGAATGTAGCTCCCACACAAGCACAGTATGATCCAAAAGCTGTAGAATGGGCAAGTAAGAATGCATGGTTTGGTAATGACCAGATCATGACGGCAGCAGCACTAGCTGCAGATGCTGAACTAAAGTCAGAAGGATATGATCCATCTGATGACGATTTTTATGAGGCGATTGATTATAAGTTACGTAATCAGTTTCCTCATAAGTATGAAGATGCTCCTCCTCTTGTTGTACAGCAGGAAGAAGAAGCAACACCACGGTTGCAGGATACACCGTCAAATTCTGCCCAAGTAGTTGCAGGTGCTTCACGCACACCGCAAACCTCACGAGGTAACAAAGTTAAGCTAACACCGGAAGATGTTAGACGAGCTAATCAGTGGGGTATTCCCTTGGAAAAATTTGCTGCAGAAAAGCTAAAGGCAGATAATGCTGAAGGCGAATATACAGAAATTTATAGTTAATTGAGCGTGGAAGGATATACAATGACAACACGAACTGAATCACGTAGTGACAAAACTCGCGAAACTAAACAACGGCGTACAGTATTTGAAGAACCTAATTGGCTAGAAATACCAGCATCAGTAATAACTCGTCTTTCGCAAGAAGGCATGGCATTACGCTGGATTCGTATTACTCTACGTAATCAAGAAGATTACCAAAATGTAGGTAAGCGTACTGGTGAAGGATGGGAATTTGTACAGTCGGAAGAAGTTCCAGAGATGTTACACTCCTCTGACGTGAGAGAGGGAGGAAGATATGCAGGTGCAGTCTGTCGTGGAGACTTAGCTTTAGCAAAGATGCCTAAAGAACTTGCAGAATCTCGTAAAGACTTTTATGAGGGACGTAGCCGAGAAATGGTTGACGCAGTTAATGCCCAGCTAATGAATAGTTCAGATTCTCGTATGCCGATCTCAAATAATAGCCGTACAAAAGTAAGTCGTGGTAAACAAGCTAAGTTCCAAGAATAAAGTAAGTTTACTACTACATAAAAATTACTAGTGTACAATTTGTATATAGCA